CTTCGGGGGATATGTCGCTGAACTCTGGCTCTACTGTTTGGTGCTGTGTGAATGTACGTGGGGTAGCTCTCTTGGGCTTATACCCAATCTCTTTGGCGACGGCGTTGAGTACCACACCACTGATAGGGGTGAAGCGATCAGCAGCGTATTCGGCCAGTTGTTGCTGGAAATCGTAAGGTATGCGGATATGGAGAAACTTCTGTGATTTCATGGTCGTATTTCCTGTGTTGTCTACACCAACATGGTGTACATGGGATACTAACACAGAATATAGTGGAAACCAACACTGGGTTAACTGTACAAACAACAGATTGCAACACAGCGTGTTGACGTTTTCAGGGAAAACAAGGGGAAAACGTAGATTATGCCTCGTGAGGTAGCACATTAAATAGATCGTGTAAGTGGTTGATTCTATTGGGTTTTTTTTGTTTTGATATAGATAATCTACGATTTTGGGAACAATGTGCTGCACACGGGGCAGCATGGTTGCAATTGAGGAAAAAAAAAAGCCATGATATGTTGTGTTAAAAAAAGACAGATTATTTACATTATTTATATCGTAATTTATTCTTAGCTTGTGGTCAAATCAACGTAAGTGGTTGATTCCATTGGGTTTTCCATCTAACTTGACACTTTACATATGTAAAGTTATGCGATCTAAATAACCTATAAACGTGTCAAGTTACCTACAGCAACCATAGATTGTGTCAGGTTAGCCCCTTACTTGACACTTTACGTGTAATGTTGTATACTACTGCGTCCCCCCTGTGTAAAGTTATTATACGATGTAATGTTGCAAGCTATAAACCCCCGACGTATGGTGTGTGTAACACACAGAAGAAAGCGAGTCCCCCCGCTTCTCTGCCTGACCCGTAGCTTGAAATAAAAAAAGCCCGCCGAAGCGGGCTGTGGTTAGAAGGACATCACTACGACCAGCAGGAAGTAGAAGATGGGTGCGAAGATGATCGCGCCAAGGATTGCTTTTGTATCGTCGGACATGTGGTTCTCCAGTTTGAAAAAAGACCCGGAGCCTGTCACGCTCCGGGGATTTACTTAGAAGCTAAACTTTGGCTTCGTTGACGTTTTCGCTTTCTTGTCGCCAGCTTCGACTTTCGCTACTGCCAGCTTACCGAACCGATAACCGAAGGCCAAGGATTCTTCGCCTTGGATTATCTTCGCCTCTTTCGAGGCCAAGATAAACGCCGCTTCAAAGGTGGCCTTCGCCTCAGTGGCCGCTTTCTGGGCTTTCCGCAAGGCCACAAGCGCTTTCACGCTTTCGCCTTTCATGGAAGATTCGTCAACCGTGAACCAGACCAACTCTTTCATATCTGTAGACATAACTATCTCCTAAGTGATAACCCGCATCCGGGATCGGAATGAACCCTTCAAATGAAGGCTATCATGCAAGGAGACTGCTACGCATTGTTAAAGAGCTTTGAATCTTTGCAGCGAGATCACTACATCGACAAATTCAGACTCGCCAATCTTGCCGAAAGTGTCAAGTTGCCTCGCGCATAATGCGCACACATTATGCGCACACATGATGCGCGTGCGCACGTGATGCGCGTGCGTGGTGCGAAGGGAGGGGGGTATAGGCGGATCGCAGAATCGAGGCCCCCCGCCATTTGTACCCAACCCCTCAAACCACAAGGTACTTTTTACAAAGGGGGTATTGACATACCGCGAATCCATGTTAATATACCCGCATGAACATCAAACCACCCCCCATCGACTTCCGCAGCGTGTTCACCTACGACCACGAGCGCGGCCTTCTGATCCGCACTACCACTGGACAACCAGCCGGTGTGAAGTTCTCAGCCAGCAAGCCCACGCACAAAGCGTATGGGTACGTCAAGCACGGCGGGAAGGAGTACGCCGTCCATCGGGTGATCTGGGCTGTGGTGTACGGTGCGTGGCCTGAGACGAGTCTTGACCACATCGACCATGACAAGCGGAATAACCGAGTGGAGAATCTGCGGCTGGCCGAAGCCGGAGACAACCAGCGAAATTTGAGCCGGTACAAGAACAACACGTCTGGGCGCACAGGAGTTCAGCAGTTGGTCAGTGGTCGCTTTCAAGTGCGCATTGGATACAAGAAGCGGCGCATCAGCTTGGGAACTTACGACACGTTGGAGGAAGCTGTCGCGGTACATGAGTCAGCCCTTGCGGCGCTGGGGTTCCACCAAAATCATGGCGCTTGACAGCCCCGTAACCTCCCGTGCTATATTGCGCTCATGGACAACCTACCCCTCAATCACACCAAGTGGAATGACCGTCTGGCCTTCGACGTAGCCCTGACCCTTGAGGGCAGTGGCGACACGTTACAGGAGGTGATCACACGGCATCGCATCTCGGCCAACGACATCCTCGCGTTCAACGCCGACCCCATCTTTCTCAAGAAGGTGGAGAGTTACCGCACCGAGATTCGGGAGAAAGGGCTGACGTTCAAACTCAAGGCCCGCGCCCAAGCCGAGGAGTTGTTGACGACCTCGTGGCTATTGATCCATGATCCAGCCGTGTCCCCCGCAGTGAAGGCCGACCTGATCAAGTCCACCGTGAAGTGGGCCGGGTTGGAGCCAAAGGACGCTGGCCCGCAGGACAACGGCGCTGGTGGTGTGAAGATCACCATCAACCTTGGCAACGACCCCCGAGATGCCCGTACCATTGAAGCAACAACCTTGGACATACAAGATGCAACTGCCATCGAGAATTGAAGACCTGTTCACCCAAAACTTCAACGGCTTTCGCGCCGTAAAACTGCGCACCGCCACCGAGGCAGTGGCCGTAGAGAATGCGCTGGGCCGCGCCAGCATGTCGTTCCAGACCAAGATCACACGCAGCAAGAAGCACGGGCGTGAGTTCGTGATCTCGTTGGTGGAGAAGCTGATGCACACGTCGTGTACCCAAGATTGCAATCAAGGGCGCACCTGTACCTGCGCAAAGGTGCCCGATGGCACTACATGATGCTGTTTCTCATAGCGATAGCAGCGTCCTTCGACTTGCGGCGTCCGTAGCGTTTGCCGTTGACTTCGACTACCCACAACCCGGACGACTTTTCAAGGTAGACACCCGAGACGCCAGACGTGTTGTTGCACAGCAGCCCACGATTGCGGCAGTTCAGCGTCCGGTCAGCTTCACGCAGGTTGACCAGTCGGTTGTCGGTCTTGACCCGGTTGATGTGGTCGATCTCGATTGGGTCATACCCATGCACGAGTTTCCAAATGATCCGAGCAGCCATGAATGCGTGGCTACCAACAAACCCGTTTTTATATCCGAGTTTCGAGACTGCGGTAAGGGCTTCTTTTCCAGCATGTTTGCGGTTCCAGCTTGCGCAGACTTGCTTCGCAGCCCACATTGCGTTGTCAGTGAACATGTCGGGGGTGCGGGGGAGCCAGTAGAGCAGGCCGGTGTCGGCGTCATAGCGCAGGCGGGCAACGAGAAAGGCTTGGTCTGGGAGGGGGCGTTTGGGCATTGTAGGCCCCGGTTGGTACCGATATATAGTAGTGGAGTACCCCAGCCAATGTCAAGGAGTTTCGTATGAGTTTATCAATCAACTACACGCCGCCGCCCACGGGCAAGAAGTTCATGGCCTCGGACGCCAAGATGCGCGTCCTCATGGGGCCAGTGGGTTCGGGCAAGTCCGTGACCTGCTCCTTCGAGATTGTGCGCAGGGCGTCCATGCAGGAACCCAACGCGCAAGGGATCAGGAAGACCCGAGCGGCCATCGTGCGGGAAACCGCCCGTCAGTTGCAGGACACGACGATCAAGACCTTCCTCGACTGGTTCCCACCGGGCGTGTGTGGGCAGTACATGCGCACCACCAAGACCTACTTCTTCAAGGTGGGCGACGTGGAGTGCGAGATCATGTTCCGGGCGCTGGACGACGCCGATGACGTTGCCAACTTGAACTCGCTGGAGTTGTCCTTCGCGTGGTTCAACGAGTGCCGGGACATCCACCCTGACATCATGGACGCCATGTCCAAACGTATTGGACGTTTTCCCTCGGCCAAGGACGGCGGGCCGACATGGCACGGCATGTGGGGCGACACCAACCCACCAACGATGGACGGCTGGTGGTACTACCAGATGGAGGGGCTGGACGTAAAGGATGGCGTCTCCTCCAACGACAACGGGTGGGACGTGTTCAAGCAGCCCTCGGGCCGCAGTCCCTACGCCGAGAACATTGAGAATCTGCCGGACGGGTACTACGACACCCAAGGCCGCAGCGAGGAGTACATCCGGGTTTACATCGACGGCGAGTACGGGTTATCCAGTGCGGGTATGCCCGTATACAAGTACTTCCGGCCTGACTACCACATGGCGAAGGAGCGGCTGCGGCCCATCGTCAACGGGGTGCGGCCCATCGTGATCGGCATGGACTTAGGGTTAACCCCAGCAGCGGTGCTCGGCCAGCAAGACCCCCGAGGGCGGGCGCTGATACTTGACGAGGCTGTCTCGTTTGACATGGGCATCCAGCGGTTCATCCGCACCATGCTCAAGCCGTTACTGTACGAGCGGTACCCCGGCTCCCCGGTGCTGGTTGTCGTTGACCCAGCGGGTGTGCAGCGGGCGCAGACCGACGAGCGCAGCGTGGTGGACATCATCAAGGCCGAGGGGATGAAAGTCATCCCGGCCAGAACCAACAACGTGTCGGCACGCATCAACGCCGTGGACGAGTACCTCATGCGGCAGGTGGACGGCGACCCGGCGTTCCTCGTCGATCCACGCTGCACACAACTCAAAGCGGCCATGATGGGCGGGTACCGGTACAAGCCCAAGGGCGACGGCGACATCGACAAGAACAAGCACTCGCACGTGGCCGAGGCGCTCCAGTACCTGATGTTGCACATTGCCCACGCCAGCGAAGGGCACACACTTCAGCAGCGCCGGGAGGTCAAAAGGACTTCCGCGCTGGGCTGGACGTGATATGCTTGCGTCACTGCTCGCGCAGTTGTCGTCTCCTCCTCCCCGGCCATCGGGGTTAACCCCTGTGTGTGCGTCCTTGCCATCGGGGGTTTCTTTTTTCTTGACAGCATGTATACTTGTTGGTAGAACCCTGCCATGCAGGTAAGGAGCGATCATGCAATGCAGCCAAGCTAAACCGTTCACCATATCGTCCACCAACCCGAAGATGGGTGGCGCGGCCATCAAGTCTTACGAGAAGGGCGGCATGGTGACGAAGCCCAAGGAAACCGGCACCTACACTGCCGAGATGGGTCAGCCCCCGCAGAATCCCGACATGATGACCTCGCTGACGCCTGCCCAGCGCAAAGCTGCTGAGGCCCGCATGAAGGCCGAGCAGGGCAAGAAGAAGTAATATGGCTGGACTGACATTCCTGCGGGTCGTATCAAACTCTGAACTTGCTCGGCAAGAGCAAGAGGTTTCGGATCGCGCTCTCGCCGAACGGCAGAATCAACCCGTCATCCTCGGCTTGGCCGGGTACTTGCGCCAGTGCTGGGATGTTGCCCAGATGGCGAAGAAGCCCATTGAGTACATCATGCTGCGTGCGCTGCGTCAGCGCAACGGCCAGTACGACGCAGACAAGCTGCAACAGATTCGAGGACAGGGCGGCTCCGAGATTTACATGATGATCACCGAAGTCAAGTGCCGCGCTGCGGAGTCTTGGCAGGGGGACATCCTGCTCGACAATGGCTCCCCACCGTGGGACTTGCAGGCTACCCCCATCCCTGACCTCTCTCCTGCGCAGACCAAGGACGTGCAGGCCATCTTCGCCGAGCGCGTGATGAAGATGGTCGAGGAGTATGGCAAGGCCCCCAACCGGGAGGAGATGGCCGAGATGCGAGAGGCTGTCAGCCAAGATTTCCGTTTCGCCGTCCTGCAACAAGCACAGATGCGTGCCGACCGGATGAAGGTCAAGATTCAAGACCAGTTCGCCCAAGGCGGCTGGGAAGCATCCTTCAACGACTTCATCACCGACCTTGTGACGTTTCCTGCGGCGTTCATCAAGGGGCCGGTTGTGCGCCGTCAGCGGGCGCTGGGTTGGAAAACCAATGCTCAAGGCCAGACTGTGGTCGAACCCATTGAGCGCCTTGGGCCAGAGTACGAGCGGGTCGATCCGTTCTACATCTACCCCGAGCCGGGGATCAGCACGATCAACGAAGGCTACCTGTTCGAGTACCACCCCCTGAGCCGGATGCAACTGTCCGACCTCATCGGCGTTCCGGGCTACGATGAAGACGCTATCCGTAAGGTGCTGGAGATTGGCAACGGCCAGTCGTGGATCAACGAGGACGTGGAACTCCAGAAGAACGAGGAGGAGCGCAAGTACTACTCGTACATGAAGCCGACCACTGAGTTCGATGCTCTGGAGTTCTGGGGCAAAGTCAGCGGCAAGATGCTGCGCGAGTGGGGTCTGACCGAGGAAGATGTTCCCGATGAGGCCCGCGAGTACGACGCCAATGTCTGGATGGTGGGCAACTACGTCATCAAGGCGGTGCTTAACTATGACCCGTTGGGCGAGAAGCCCTACGCCAAGACCTCGTTCATCAAGTGCCCCGGTGCGTTCTGGGGCAAAGCTATACCCGAGATCATCGAAGACTTGCAGGGCGTGTGCAACGCCGCTGCTCGTGCGCTGGTCAACAACATGGGCATCTCCAGTGGCCCGCAGGTCGAAGTCAACGTGGAGCGCCTGCCGCCCAACGAGGACATCACCCAGTTGACGCCTTGGAAAATCTGGCAGACCATCAACGACCCCGTGGGTTCGAGCGCACCGGCCATCCGGTTCACGCAGCCCGACTCGCGGGCAAACGAACTCATGGGTGTGTACGAGAAGTTCAGCCGTTTGGCGGACGACCACTCGGGCATCCCAGCCTACGTCTATGGCGACCTGAACGTACAGGGCGCTGGGCGTACTTCATCCGGCCTGTCCATGCTCATGGGCGCGGCAGGCAAAGGTATCCGTCAGGTCGTGATGCACATTGACACAGATGTCGTGAAGCCCATCGTGCTGCGCCAGTTTGTGTACAACATGCGCTACGACGAGGATGAGTCCATCAAGGGCGACGTTGAAGTTCTTGCCAAGGGCGCGATTAACCTCGCGGTCAAGGAGACTGTCAACATCCGTCGCATCGAATTTCTCAACGCAACCGCCAACCCGATTGATCTTGAGATCATCGGCAAGGAGGGACGTGCCAGTATCCTTCGGGAGATCGCAAAAGGGTTGCAAATGTCCGTGGAAGACGTTGTTCCGTCTCGGGAGAAGGAAGGGTATACCGGTCGTATCACCGCACGGGCTGCGATGGCCGCTGCACAGCAGCAGGCACAGCAACCCCAAGGTGGCGCACCGCAAGGCCCTGACGGCTCTCCCAAGGGCGGGATGGAGGCCAATACGGTACAGAGTCGTGTAAGTGGGATGGCGGCATGATCAAGCCTGAGCCACACATCATCAAAGGATTGGCGCAAGCTGTCCGGCAACACCCAGAACTTCTGGTGTGGATGGAAGGTGTGCTCGCGTATGAGATGAAGCGTCTCCCGTATGCGATTGACAATCCAGCAGTGTTTCAGGGGCGCTGCCAGATAGTGAGTGAACTCATTGAGTTCGCCAAAAACACCCCTGCTATAGCGGCAAAGTTATGATGCAACTCGCCGTCTTTAATCACGCACACCAATAGGAGCGTTCAACATGGCAATCCCAGAGCAAATTCGCAAACAGACCGAGGCAGTTCAGGAGTTGTACAAGCAACTCAACACGGACGACAATACAGGCGCAGGAGCTACTCCTCCCGCCGATGGCACCGTCGCGCCCGTTGAGAACAATGGCAACCAGAATTACGCCGACGAGAATGCTGCCCCGAATAATGCCGCCCCGGCACCCACAAATGAGCAGAAACCGGGTGCCGACAATGTACCGGATGAAACTGTTACCCAGAAGTACCGAACACTTCAGGGTATGTACAACGCCGAAGTCCCCCGTCTGCACCAGCAGAATCGGGAGATGCAGCAGAGAGTCCAGCAGATGGAACAGTTGCTTGCTTCGATGACTGCCACAAACCCCCAAGCTGCTACAGCAGCCGAGCGTCTGGTCACTGACCAAGATGTTCAGGATTATGGTGAGTCGATTGATATGATGCGCAGAGTGACCCGCGAAGAACTCGGGGCCGTTGCCCAGCGCATCGCAGGACTCGAAGCAACGCTGCGTCAGATGCAGGTGAATGTGGTGCCACAGGTGCAAGCCGTGGCCCAACGCCAGCAGATGAGCGCAGAGCAAGCGTTCTGGGCTGACTTGTCTGCAAATGTCCCGAACTTCCGCCAGATCAACGACAACGCCGACTTCCAGTCGTGGCTGTTGGAGTTTGATCCGATGACTGGGGTGACTCGGCAGACGTTCCTCGATGATGCCCAGCGGTCGCTTGACTCTCGGCGTGTCGTTAGTTTTTTCCGTACATGGCTCGCGTCCACTGGACAAGCCGCCGTTGCTCAATCTACTGGGAACTCTCCCAACTCTGAGTTGGAAAAACAGGTTTCCCCCGGTCGCTCACGCAGCACCGGAACCCCTGTGTCCTCCAACCAAGGCAAGACATACAGCCCTGCTGACATCCAGAAATTCTTCGATGATGTCCGTTCCGGGAAGTACAAAGGCCGAGAGCAAGAGCGTTCCCGAATCGAACGCGATATTTTCGCTGCCCAGCGAGAAAACCGCATTACCGCAAATGCCTGATTAAAGGAGTTACATCATGTCTTATCCCGTCTCCCCCGGTCGCCCAAATTACAGCGGCAACTTCATCCCCGAAATCTGGTCGGGCAAACTGATCGAGAACTTCTACGATGCCACCGTGCTCGCAGCGATCTCGAACACCGACTACGAAGGTGAAATCCGCCAGTACGGCGACGCCGTGAACATCCGCACCACGCCGGAAATCACCATCCGCGACTACGTGAAGGGCCAAACCCTGACCGTGGAAAACCCCGACAAGCCAAAAATCCAACTGTTGATCGACAAGGGCGAGTACTTTGCCTGCGTTGAAGACGACGTGGACAAGGTTCAGTCGGACATCAACCTGATGGACACTTGGACGAAGGACGCTTCTGAGCGTATGAAGATCAAGATCGACCAGCGCGTGTTGACCGACATCCTGCCCGGTATCGCCTCTACCAACAAGGGCGCTACTGCTGGTGAGCAGTCTGCCTCGTTCAACCTCGGCACCACTGCCGCTCCGCTGACCGTGACCAAGGACGGCGCTTCCAGCACCACTTCCGTTGTTGACCTGTTGGTTGACCTCGGCACTGTGTTGGATGAAGCCAACGCCCCTGAAGGCGACCGCTTCGTGGTCATCCCTGCCAAGATGGCTGGCTTGATCAAGAAGTCCGAACTGAAGGACGCTTCGCTCACCGGCGACAGCATGTCCATCGTTCGCAACGGTCGTCTGGGTATGATTGACCGCTTCACCGTCTACGTCAGTCACAACCTGAGCGTGTCCTCTGGCAAGTACAACATCATCGCCGGTCACAAGATGGGCTTCACGTTCGCGTCGCAGATGACGAACATGGAAACCATCCGTTCCGAGTCCACCTTCGGCAACATCGTCCGTGGCCTTCAGGTCTACGGTTACAAGGTTGTCAAAGGCGAAGCTCTGTCCACCGCCGTCGTCAGCTTCTGATCACAAACATTGAAAGGAAATTAAAATGACTGCATTTACCGACTCTCTTGGCTTCAATAAGGGTACCGCTGCGTACCCCGCGAACGTCACCGACATCTCTAAGTTTCAGGTCGAACTGGACTTTGCTGCGATCATCGCTGCGCGTTCCGCTGCTGGCGTTGCCGCGCTGGCTGCGACTGACACGCTGCAAGTGATTTCGTTACCTGCTGGCTCCATCGTTTTGTCGGCTGGCGTGAATGTAACCTCTGCGGAGACTACCAACACGACTGCTACCTTCGACCTTGGTTTCACAGGCGGTTCGCCATATGCTGCAAATGCGTATGCCAACGACGTTGTGTCTAACGCTACCGGTCTGAAAGCGGCTGATCTCGCAAACCCATCCGTTGTAGTTACTGCCGACACAATTGATCTTCTGCTCAATACCGCTGCTCCAGTTAACTGCGTGATGAATGTTTTTGCTATCGTTGCCAACGCCAACTAAACCCTGTGGGGGCTTCGGCCCCTACTTCTAAAAGGAGAAAATCATGGGTGTTTATCGTGGTATTGCGCAGGACAATGTAACCATCAACAGCGGCACTGCAACATTGCAGACGTTGACTGTGACCGGCACATTGACTGCTTCTGGTGGCGTTACTGGCCCCGTTCGACTTCCTGTTGTGGCTGTTGCCGCCGCAGGTGCGAACCAAGGTAATGCGGCTGCGTTGTCCGAAGGTCTGAATGTCGTCTCGGCGGCTGACGGTACCAAGGGCGTGCGTTTGCCTACGGCTGTTGCAGGTACGGTTGTGATTGTTAAAAACACTGTTGCTGGCGCGTTGCTTATTTATCCTGCTACTGGGGCGGCAATCAACGCAGTTGCAGTTAACGGTTCATATAGCATCACCGACCTTACCAGCACTATGTTAGTTGCTTCGTCTACGACTCAATGGTATTCTGTACCGCTTGTTGCGTCGTGATGTAAACTGGCAGGGGGCTTCGTGCCCCCTGTTCACATAGGAGATTAGGATGACAGCCAAGCGTATTCCGGCACTGACCGTATTGACCGGCGCACAGTCTGCGACGGACGACAAGCTCGTCATCTTCGACGCGACTGCCAACGAGACAAAGGCGATCACACGACAAGAACTTGCCAAAGGTTTGGCGGTTGACCTCGCTGGTATCCAGCGGGTACAGAATTTCACCGGCGACGGAAGCACAGTTGCTTTCACGTTGACCTACGATCCCGACAATGAGAACAACACGCAGGTGTTCGTCAACGGGGTCTACCAGCAAAAGAATACCTACGGCGTGAGCGGCACGACTCTGACGTTCTCGCAAGCTCCGCCGTTGACTTCGACCATCGAAGTAATGATCCAGAGGGCCTGACATGCCAACCAACCTCACCGGCGCTACCATCGCCAGCACCTACGACCAACTGCTGCATGTTGACGACGGCCCAACCGCGACCGAGAAGACGGTCTACAGCGGCACGGGCGTTGCCACAGCCATGAAGGTTGGTACCACGTCGGCCTCGGTCGGCAACGTGCAGTTGACTGGCAACACGGTGCAGGCCACCACGGGCGACCTCACGCTGGGTGCCAACATCGCATTCGGCAGTGCCGCAAACGCACGCACGGCGCTGGGCCTCGGCACGATGGCAACCCAAAACTCGGGTGCCGTCGCCATCACGGGCGGCACTGTGTCGGGCGTCACGTTCAGCGGCTCGTTCACTGGCCTCACGCTTATTGAGTCCACGACGCTGGCGACCAGCGCGGCTGCGGCGGGTGTCAACCTTAACGGCAACACGTTGGCCGCAGACGGCACCGACACCAACATCGACATCAACATCACGCCCAAGGGCACTGGCCGCACAGTTGTAGGGGCGCTCTCGGCTACGTCGCCTCGTGTTGTTACGGGGGTCAACGACACCAACGGCAACGAGTTGCTGAAAGTCACGGCGACTGCTTCGGCAGTCAATGAACTGACGCTGGCAAACGCTGCAACAGGCAACGGCCCTACGCTATCTGCGACTGGTGACGACACCAACATCAACATCAACATCACGCCCAAGGGTACAGGACAGACTCTTAGCTCCGGCAAGATGGGTTATCCCACTGGCACGGGCGGCACTGTAACTCAAGCAACAAGTCGCACCACTGGTGTTACGCTTAACAAAATTACAGGTGAGATTGTTCTATTTGCCGTTGGCATTGCTGGGCACGGGGCAGATGAATTTGTCCTAACCAATAGCACCATCGAAGCAAACGATGTGATCATGGTGTGCATTAAAAACGGCGGCTCGTTAGCAGCAGGCACGCGCAAATACTACGTTACGTCCGTAAATACAGTTGGCGCAGGGACATGTACTATTTCAGTAGGAAATATTGACAATGGGGCCATAACCAGCGAGAGTCCAATTCTTCAATTTGTTGTGTTGAAAGGAGCGGTGGCGTAATGGCAAAGACACCAGCATGGCAGCGCAAGGAAGGCAAGTCTGAGAAGGGTGGTCTGAACGCCAAGGGGCGTGCGTCCTACAACAAGGCCAATCCGGGTAAACCCGGACTGAAGGCTCCGCAGCCTGAAGGTGGCCCGCGCAAAGACTCATTTTGTGCCCGGATGACTGGCATGAAAGAGAAGCTGACTTCCGCGAAGACAGCCAACGACCCCAACAGTCGGATCAACAAAAGCCTGCGGGCTTGGAAGTGCTGACATGGCTACTAAATCTACAGTCAACGCCGCTGGCAACTACACCAAACCCGAGATGCGCAAGCGCAAGGCCGCAGGAAAGCAGTTTGTC